AAGCCGGTCCGCCGCCGAGCCCGAACCCAGAAGGGGGAATTCAAGGGCAACAACCCGGAAGCCCCTTCGGTTAATGATGCGTGGCTACCTCTTGAAGTAGCACAAGGGCTCAGTACGAATACCGTCACCAAAGAACTAAGACCTCTGATCGGTGGACCCTCTACCGACACGTCTGGGAAATACAGCAAATCCAAAAAAGTCACCCCCGGTTTCGGTGGTGTCCGCACTACCTATCACTAACTTATGGCTACTGTCCAATTTGACCCGACTGAAGGTCCTACTAAAGAACAGCAAGATGCTGAGGCTGCGGCTCTCGCCCAAGGCGAAAAGATCCTGCAAGCTCAGGAGGAAGATCGCCAAGCTGAGTGGGGCCAGCAAGATCGTGAAAACGAAAACGTTGAACTGATCGGAGGTAAGTTCCGTTCTCAGGAAGAGCTTCTCAAGGCTTACCAGGAGCTAGAGAAGATGAAAGGCAAACAGGAGGATTCCGAAGATGTGGAGTCTGCTGACGAACCTGAGGAACAGGAAACTGAAGAGACAGCAGAGGTTGAATACACCGAAGCTGAGCAAGTCATGAACCGTGCTGCTGAGCAGTACACGGCTGATGGCAAGATCTCTGATGAGGCCATCGAAGAACTTTCTAAGATGGATTCAAAGGATCTGATCAAGGCTTATATGCAGTACTACACAAAGTCTGCACAGCAAGTTGAACAGGTCCAAGTCGAACAAGCCCAGATTGACATGCTAAAAGGCATTGCTGGGGGTGAGTCCGAATATGAGTCCATGGTCACCTGGGCAGCTAACAACCTGCCTGCAGATGAAATTGATGCATTTAATAACGTCACCAACTCAGGCAACGTACCCGCTATGAAGTTTGCTGTTGAAGCTCTCAGCAGCCGCTACAAAGCAGCCGAAGGCTTTGAGGGAAACCTTGTCACTGGCAAGGCATCCACTACTGCTGTCAAGCCGTACCGAAGCCAGGCAGAACTCGCCCGCGATATTGCCAATCCCCTTTACGAAACCGACCACGCGTTCCGATCTGATGTTGAAGAACGTCTGCGTGCATCCCCTGATCTCTTCTAATGACTGCCACAACTCATACGATTTACCGGGGCGAGAACTCCAGTCGATTTGTGGAGCCCTACCGGATGGTGGGCACCGCACGCCAACTCGCTGCCGGCGCTAGCTCTGCTAATACCGCACTCACCTCTACTGTCTCCCGCGTCTCTATTCGAGCCGTGGGCGCTGACATCCGTTTCAGCGTTGGCACCTCCGCTCAAACCGCTTCTGCGTCTAGCCATTTCATTGCAAGTGGTGAGCGCCTGGAACTCCGCATTCCAGAAGGGGCAAACATCGCAGTTATCCGCAACGCCTCTACCAGTGGCGTACTGGAACTTTCAGAACTTGAGTAATGCCCTACGGCAAAGGTACATACGGCTCGAAGGTGGGCCGTCCTCCTAAAAAGAAAAAGAAAGGCGGTAAGAAAAAATGAGCCTGTATCGCAACATCAATAAGCGTAAGAAGGCAGGCACTTCCCGCTCTAAAAAAAAGTCCACTATCTCTGCTAAGGCTTACGCCAACATGAAAGCAGGGTTTCCCAAAAAAAAGAAAAAAAAGTAACCCTTACATGAAATCTATTATTCTCGCTGGTCTCCTGCTGGGAGCTGCACAAGGCGCACATGCCGGCTATGTGAACGTTGAAGCCAATCAGGCTTATACCGGTCCTGGCGAACTGCAGTCCACAGTTACAGACATCCACTACGGAATTGAAGGCGCTAGCGGTGCCTATTCGTGGTATGTACAAGGTGGCCCACAAATTCAAAGCCTGCCTGAAGATGACGAGCTTGTCCTGTCTGGTAAGGCAGGCGCTTCCATCCAAGCCCAGGAAAACGTGTCGGTGTATGGCGAGCTTTCGTTCGCTGGCTCTGACTCCTACGGCGCTAAGGCAGGCGTCAAGTGGAGCTTTGATTGATATAGACGACGCCGTTCGTTCAGCCCTCTAAGGGCCGCATAACGCCCACTCATGGAACGGGGGGTGGGACTTCGAGGCTTTCATCATGTCAACTGTCGAACTTCGTCAACGTGTCCGTGAACAGCAAGCTGCTGACAAACAGCAGAAACTGAAGTATCGCGGCGTCTCATATATCAAATCATCCTGTTCCGAGTGCGCTTCGCCGACGCACTAATATCGGCTCTGTAAACACCTGACGGAACGTGTTTAAGGAAGTGGAGACAGGCACCTCAGAGTAGGACCTGTCTCCTGTTGCCCCGCGCCCGTGGGCCTAAAAACGGCGACCCTTGCAAGGGAAAGGACTTTAAGGTCTATAGAGATATTTTCGACTAGGAGAAAGCCCCAGTTCGCTGGGACAACTTTCACTGAAAGGAATTTGATCGGAAGACCGACCATTTCAATTCTTTCTCCTCTTAAAAATGACTAACATGAACTTCATCTCACGGCCTAATGCCGTGAATGGAAACCAGAGCAATACCTTTGCCAATAAGTACGCCACCGCGCTTACTTTGTTCAGTGGCGAGGTGTTCAATGCGTTCAACTCTGCCTCGATCTTCAAAGGCCTTGTTCGCAACTATGCTCTCCGTGGAGGCAAATCTAAACAGTTCTTGCTCCAAGGAACTCTCGGTGCTGGCTTTCATACGCCGGGCCAGCCGATCCTCGCAGACGCCGCACTTAAGGCAAACGAGGTGACAATCAACATGGATGATTTGTTGATTTCATCCCAGTTTATTTACAGCCTTGAGGAAATCCTCAGCCAGTATTCGCAGCGAGCTGAGATCTCAAAACAGATCGGCGAAGCACTCGCAAAATTTTACGATCAGCGCATTGCTCGTGTCCTTGACATGGCTTCTCGCGCCGCTTCTCCTGTTACTGGAGAGCCCGGTGGCTTTGAAGTTAGCATCGGCTCCGGTAAGCAGTTCGACGCACAATCTATCGTAGACGGTCTGTTTGAAGCCGCTGCTGTGTTGGATGAAAGGAATGCTCCTGCGGAAGGCCGTAGCTGCGTTCTCAGCCCTCGCCAGTACCTGGGTCTGATCTCTTCTGTGGACACTAATGTATTGAATCGCGAGCTGGGTGGTACTCAGGGCAGCATCAATACTGGTGACGGCTTGTTCAGCATTGCCGGCATTAAACTGCTGAAGAGCAACAACCTGCCTTTCATGGCTGCTTACAACAGCGCCGTGACTGGTGAGAACAACGACTACACAGATGCAAACGACAAGTGCTGTGGACTCGTTTTCCATAAAGAAGCGGTGGGCGTGCTGGAAAGCATCGCTCCTACCGTAGAAACGACTTCGGATTCGTTCCGTGTTCAATACCAAGGTGATCTCATCGTCGGTAAATTGGCCATGGGCGTGGGTATGCTCCGTACCTCCGTTGCTGGATCTCTGCAGGCCAAGTGAGGCTTGCCCCCTTGGGACCTTTTTGGTCCCTCGGGGCTTACCATTCCCTAGAAATAAATGGCAACTACGCACAAGCTGACGAAACTGTCAGCCGTAAACATTATTCTTTCTAATATCGGACAATCTCCGATTACGAGTCTGGACTCAGCTAACCCGCTAGCTGCTTTGGCTGAGCAGATATTGGATGAGGTATCTCATGCTTTCCAGTCCGAGGGCTGGGCTTTTAATACAGAGCAGGACTACCCATTCACTCCAGACTCAAACAAAAACATTTCCATCCCCAGCAATATCCTGTCGCTGGACATGGTGGAGACAGCACCATTTGAAACCGTTATTCGTAACGGAAAGCTGTATGACAAGCGCAAGCATACATTCGACTTCGAGGAAACCGTCTACCTAAAGGTGGTCTGGTACTTCGACTTTGTAGAGCTGCCCGAAGTCTGTAAGCAGTACATCGCAGTCCGCGCCGCTAACCTCTTTGCAAACCGTGCTGTCGGTTCCTCTGAAGTTGTCAAATACTCTGAACGTGAAGAGATTCTCGCCCGCGCTGCGGTGATGGAATATGAGACACAGCAGGGGGATTACAACATCTTCAATGACCGTGCAGGCGGCAAAGAGTTCGACTCATACCTCCCCTATAACGCTGTCTATCGTCACTTCTAATGGCTGCAGTTTCCCAAACTATCCCAAACGTGCTCGGTGGGGTCAGTAACCAGCCCGACCCTGTAAAACTACCTGGCCAAGTTCGGGAAGCAATCAACACTTATCTTGATCCCACATACGGTTGCAAGAAAAGGCCAGCTACTACATTCATTGCAAAGCTCAACTCTGCTAGCGCTACTGATTCAATTCCCACATCCGCTAAGTGGTTCCCTATCTTTCGCGACGGAGTTGAGCGTTATATAGTCGCGATCTATAGAACTACAACCACAGTCGTCCGTGTATGGGATGCAAATGACGGAACTGAGCGTACTGTCACGCTTGCATCTGGGGTTGATGATTATCTAAACGCATCTTCTCTGGACAGTATTTCTACGCTGCAGCTTGCAGATTATACGCTTATTGCCAATAATGAGCGTATTGTCAGTACGAACAGTGTCGAACTCACTGATACTAGAGACGAAGCTATCGTCACTATCAATGCTGTTTCATACAACACTACCTATTCTATTGACCTCAACAGAGATGGGAATACTCAACAGACTCAGGTTTATAGTGCGACAAGATTAGAAGTTACGCCTGGCTCGTATGAAGTCGATGATGCTGGCTCTTGTGCTCAAAACTCTGCGCAGGACCATACAGTCAATCAAGGTAGCAAGACGGGTTTGTCTTTTCGTCTTGTTAATCAGTGCTCTGCGTACTATGACGAAGCTTCTAACTCATACAAATCCCGATACACCACAAGCGTTATTCTCAAAAATGGTGGTAGCGGTTGGCGTGTAGGTGATACCACCACAGTTACTCAGCAAGGAAAAACGTTTACTGTCCGTGTAGCAGAAGAAAAGTTTGTTTATACCTTCGCTTCTGATGGTACTGCAACTTTTACTACGCCTAGTAATGCGACTTCAGGAACCCTGCAAGTAAGCGACATTGTTACTAACTTGCAAACTGCAGTCAATAATATTTCCGGCTATGCCGCTGATCATGTTGGCCATGTACTTCGGGTTAAACGAACAGACTCTAGAAAGTTCAACATCGCTGTACGTGGTGGTGTGACTAACCGCGCTATGACTGTCATTAAAGACACGGCGCTGGATATTACTGAATTGCCTACCCAATGTTTTCCTGACTTCACTTGCAAAGTCATGAACACGGGCGACTCTGAAAATGACGATTATTTCGTCAACTTCAAACCGGACGCCGAAGGTGTCCCCGGCACAGGCACATGGGAAGAGACAGTGCAGCCAGGCATCGAGACGACAATCAACTCGTCAACCATGCCGCACGCTCTTGTTAGGCAATCAAACGGTAACTTTACTCTCGGACCGCTTGACGGTTCTTCCGCATTTGGTGGATATGCACCTCGACAAGTCGGCAACGACACCACTAACCCTATGCCCTCTTTTGTGGGAAGAGGTATTAGTGGAATGTTTTTCTTTGCCAACCGTCTTGGCTTCCTGAGCGAAGACTCTGTTGTCATGTCGCAGCCTGGATCCTTCTTTGATTTCTTTGTTACTTCTGCTATCGCAGTAAGTGACGCAGATCCAATTGATATGACAGCAGGTGCTGAGAAGCCTGCACTGCTTAAGTCTGCAATGGGAACGCCTAAGGGTGTATTGCTCTTTGCTGAAAACAGTCAGTTCCTTATGGCTTCACAGGAAGTCGCCTTCGCTCCAGCTACTGTCAAGCTCACAGAAATCTCTAACTACAACTACAGAACTAGCACGTCACCTATCAGCACTGGTGTGAGTGTCATGTTTGTTTCTGAAGCTGACACCTTCTCTAAGGTGTTTGAAATGTCAGTTGACTCTGTTGATAACAGACCAGTTGTCGCAGACATCACACGGATCATACCGGAATATATCCCACCTAATCTCACCTTTACCACTGTTAGCCCTAACAACAGTTTTGTTCTGTTTGGGGATGACTCTAATACTGTCTGGACTTTCAAGTTTTACAACGAAGGTAACGAGCGAAAGCTTGCTGGCTGGAGCAAATGGCAGTTCCCAGCTCAAATCCGTATGTACGGTTTCGATAACGATACGTCATACATTGTCAGCTATGACGGCACTGACTATG